CGTGGCGCAAAGATTTCTTATACTGCTGACGACATCGTTCTTCCTTATAACTCTTACTCACTATCAGATAGCGTTTCTTTTGATGCTAACTTCTCTGGTCTTGGTTACCAAGATTTGCGTCAACTATCTTCAACATCAACTCTTTACGCAACAATGTTGATGGAAGAACGTATGATGCTTATGGGTCGCGGAACTGCTTCTGGTTACGCAGGACTTCTTGGTACTCCTACCGTTGCTACACCAACAGTTTCGACTTCAACAGCAGGTCAAGTACCTCTTGCAAACGGAACAACTTACTACTTCTATGTAACTGCTGATGCTGGTTCATTTGGTGAATCTGCACTTTCAACAGTTGTATCAGTAGCAACTACAACAGCAACTCAGGTTGCTAACCTTTCCATCACACCAGTAACAGGTGCGCTTGGTTATAAAATTTATGTTGGTACAACCACAGGTGCGGCTAACGCTCACTATGTTGGTCGTATTACAGCCCCAACAGGTATTCTACAAGGTGCCGCTTCTACCAATACTCTTGGTAACAACCTTGTATTCAATACTTCTGGAATCACAGCAGATACAGTTACAACTAACCAAGCCGCAGGTACAGGACTTTCTGCATATGCAACTGGTTATGACGGAATTCTTCCAACTGTTCTTGGTGCTTCTTCAGGTAAGAACAACGCAATCAACTCAACCTTCTCTACATCAAATCCTGGAGTTGAATACCAAAACGTATTCTCTGCTCTTTATGATTCTGTAAAGGCTGACCCAGATGAGATTTTCCTTAATGGTGCAGACCGTAAGCAACTCTCAGATGCAATCAAGAATGGTTCAACTGCTAATTACCGTATCAACCTTGCACAAACTGATACTGGCGATTATGTCGGTGGCGCAACAATCGGCGCACTTCATAATGAAATCACAGGAAAACTTGTCAACTTGACAGTTCACCCTTGGTTGCCACAAGGAGTTTCACCAGTTGTTTCATACACACTTCCAATTCCTGATACTGAGGTTTCGGATGTTTGGGCTAACTACTTGGTGCAGGACTATATGGGTATCCAATGGCCAGTTAACCAATTCGCGTATGAGTTCTCAACATACTTCCGAGGAACATTCTTCTGTTCTGCTCCTGCTTGGAATGGTGCTGTTTCAGGTATCGTTTCTGCTTAATTAAATAGTTAAACGGAAAGGGAGAGAATCAGATAATGGGTTCTCTCCTTTTCTTCTAGTAGAAGGAAGGAAATTGTGTCAAGATTAATTGCATCAGACGGCGGTGTTAAAGGCGTTGATATTCAAACTGAACGCGGTACACGTTCTTATAACCCAGACCGCAAAGGAGTTATCCACGTTGATAATCCTAAACACGCAAGGCAAATGAAATCAGAAGGTTTTTTTGAAGCATCGCTTATGGGACCAACAACAAATAACGATTCGTTGGGATACACTTGTGTTGATTGTGGGTTTGGTTCTTGGTTCAAAAAATGTTCTCGTTGCGGTCACGATATGAGCGCAGACGTTAAAACAGACGGAGATTAAAAATGGCTATCGGCATCGCACCTACAACTTGGTTTAGTGAACTTCCTTATGTCACCGTTGCGGAATTTAAGAACGCGCCAACATCGGTAAGCATTGACAATTTAGTAGTAGGTGGTAATGCCGCCGCACAAGACGCTGAACTTTATAACGTTATTATGCGCGCATCATCTTTTTTGGATGAATACCTAAATCAAAACCTTAATGCTTCATCACAAATAGAAACACAAAGAGTTCGATTTACACCAGAAGGTTATATTGCGCTGCATCCAAATCAAGACCCAGTTATTTCGTTAGACTCTTTTCAATACGGCGCGACACCTAACAATCTTGTAACGCTACCTGATTGTTCTGTGGCTTGGTTTGAAGGACAACAAATTATTATTCCAGTTTCACAAATAGCAACTTCGTGGAGTTCATCTGGACCATTATCTTTTGGCGGTGGCGGTTCAACTCGTCAACAAACGTTTATTAAATATCAGTACACGGCTGGATATGTTAATAGCCTTATTGAAACTGCTACTGCTTCCAATACTTCTTTAACAGTTCAAAGCGCAACAGGCGTAGCCGCAGGAATGCAACTAAGAATTTATGATGGAGCAAATAGTGAAACCATTACCGTTGCTTCTAACTACGTGTACGGCTCTACTACCGTTCCATTGACCTCTGCGCTTCGATACAGCCACGCTAGCGGTATTGCCTATGGAAACTTACCTAATGCAATTAAACAGGCTTGTATCCTTGTTACAAGCGCGTTTATCAAGGTTCGTGGTGATAGTTCAATGATGATGCAAATGACTGTTAATCCATCACGTGCTACTGGTAACACTTCTGCTGAAACTTTAGTTGGCGATGAATTAACACTTGCTCTAAAGATGGTTGACCTTTACAGGAGAATCCGTTAGTGGCTGGTTCACGTTCAGCAGTTCGTACTGCCGTATCCAATTGGATAGCAGAAGGTAACATTACAAATCTAAATCAGATTTGGACTTCGTTTCCTAAGCGAATCAACTTTCAAACTAATGCTAAGACAGGTCAGTTAACACGTGCGGCAGGAGTTGTTTTTATTGCTTCTGAAAGTGAAGCGCGTATTGCTGTTGGCGGTGCTGATAACGGTTGGAAAAGAATTGACTATGTAGTTGATTTTCAAATATTTAGTCATTCGATGCAACGCGATTCAGTAGATTCAATGGATGATTTTGATGCGATTGTGGATGGCGTTAAAACTCAACTGAGGGCTGGTGGGCATAGACTAGGATTGTCAAATGGTGATGTCATTTGGCAAGCGGCAGAACAAGCAATAGATGTTAACTATGGCGAACCTGCTACTAATAATGCTGGTGCTACGGAAACGTGGGCAAGCATTAGATTTACCGTAACCCAAATGATTAACGCATAAGGAGAAAACCCGTGAGTCAATTCCAATACGATGGCGATGAAGAAAGAGTTATTGCGACTCTTGGCATCGTTGTTAATAAGGGTGACGTCTTTGAAGCCCCAGATGATTTTTCTGCTTATGGGTTTTCATCCGTCACAAATTCAAAGAAAAGCACCGCCCCTGCGGTTGCAACAGATACGTCTGTAACTCCAGACCCAACCGTAGATGAGGTGAAATAATAAATGGCATCCAACGTCCAAGCATCCGTTCGCAGTTATTTAGGTATTGCTAAAGAAGCAACACGTGGTACCGCAGTAACGCCAACAGATTTTATTCCTGTTTCAGTTTCTAAAATTAAGCCAGCAGATTTAGTTGGCGCACTTTACGATGAGGGATTGCGTGGTTCTTTTGTAAAAAATTACAACTACATTCCGGGTCGTACACATTCAACATTCGATTTTGGTGGTCCAGTATTTCCTGACACTATTGGTTATTCAATCGCTGGTGTACTTGGTGAAGTTTCTACCACAGGTGCTTCTGCTCCATATACACATACAATCGCTTTGGAAAACTCTGGTACTGCCGCTGTTGATGCTCAGCCAACTTCTTTCACGTTGACTGATTTTTATTCCGCCGCAGTTCGCGCTTATCCTGGAGTATCTATTCACGATTTCTCTTTGAAGTTTTCTTCTGAGGGTTTATTAGATTATGACGCAAAAGGAACTGGTTGGGCTTCTGCTACAGCCTCAACTCCAACTCCAACTTTCTCAACAATTCTTCCAACTCCAGTATGGCAAGCAACCGTAACAATCGGTGGCTCTGCTGTTGCTTATGCGGTAGATGGAAATATAGATATGAAGCGTGCAGTAACTCCTGTCTTTGGAATTTCTAACACACAAAATCCTTATCAGATTCACTTAGGTGCTTTGGAAACTACTGGCAAGATTACTTTCATTATGGAAAACGATACTGAACTAACACGTTTCCTAACTAACACTCAACCTTCAATCGTCATTAACTGGACTAACGGTACTGGCGCAACAGCAACACAAATTCAAGCAACGATGACTAAGGGTGCTTATGTAGCCGCAGTTATTGAGCGTTCTAAGGATTACGTTGAAGTTGCAATAACGATTGAGGCTCTTGGTAACACCACTGATAAAGGAACAATTGGTTTCTCTCCTATTAAGTGGGTACTACAAAATGCTAAGCCAACTGGAACATATCAGTAAGGTTTAGGGCAGAAGTGATGTGGGGTTTTAGTAGTTGTAGCAGTCGCCTTCCCTGCTCCTACGCCCCACATCACCTATAATTTGTGAAGGCAACCACAACCGAAAGGCTAAACAAAATGGCAAATAAAAAGATAACTCTCCCATCAGGAGCGACAGCAGAACTTCGTGACCCATCTACTTTGCGTGTCAAAGATAGAAAAAAGGTTTACCGCAACGCAAGCGGTGAAGAAGGAATTATGCAAGCAATCTCAATGATTGACGGACTCATTGCAATTATGGTTGATTCGTGGTCATTTGATTTGCTTATCCCATCCGTAAAAATTGAAATCTTAGATGAACTTGAAATGGCTGATTATGACTTTCTTGCTAAAGAAGCAGAAACAGCACAGGCTTTCTTGTTTCCAAAGTTAGAACAAACAGAAGAAGCAGAGGCAGACCCAAAAGCCCCTACCGCCGACTCCAACGCCTAAGGTGGTTATTAGAAGGTGGTGAACGGCACGATTCATTTGATTACCCAGATGAAGAGTGGAATTACTATTTGTTAGCAGATAGGTTTGGTTGGTCACCGACAGAAGTTGACGAGCAACCAGCCCATCTAATTGACTGGATGCTTTCGATAGCAAGAATGGTGAAAGAAGTGGAAAATGATAAGCAGTAATCTTAATTTGGTTAGAAAGGAAGTAACCAAATTTCACGCCAATATTGACGTGGCTTCACGTGCGGCGCGTGACGAAATGATGACTGCGCTTATTCAACTTGCTGCAGAAGAAATCAGAACAGATAACGGTTCGCCTCAACCAGATGGTCCACCTGTTAATAGAACAGGTAATTTGCGCCGTTCTATTAAAGGCGAAAAGTTTAATATTGGTTTTTCTAAATACTCAGCGATTGTTGGACCAACCGTTGAGTATGGTCGCGTTTTGGAATTAGGATTCAGTAACGGCAACAAGTATCCTTATATGTCTCCTGCTTTTGAGAAGTTCCAAAGAGTGGGAACCACTATCATTAAGAAACATCTATCAGCAGGGAGCGTGTTATGAGTTTTTTCCCACCTGTTGATTTTGTTATAACAGTTGTCGCTGGTGAGGCTATTGCTAAGTTTGGTGAAATAAATGCCGAACTTGCGGTTATGGAAAAAAGAGCATTAGCCGCAGGAACTTCTTTGGGTACGGTTGAAAAAGGTGGGATGCTTGCTAAGGCTGGTTTGGCTGTTGCTGGCGTGGCTATGTTTGAATTTGGCAAACTTGCATTAGAGGCTACTTCTAAAACTCAAGAAGCATTTGCCCGTATGGATGTTGCTTTGAAAAATACTGGAAATGGTAGTAAAGAATTAACAAAACAATTACACGAAACCGCAGAAGCAAATACCGCTTTAGGTTTTTCAGTTCCAGAAACGGCTAACGCGTTAGGCTCATTAGTTCAGGCTACGGGAAATGTAAAAGATTCGCAGAAACTTCTTACGTTGGCTATGGATGTTGCTCGTAACAAACATATGAGTTTATCTGAAACCGCTACTATTCTTGCTCGCGGTACTCAGGGTGCGGCAAAAGCATTTAAAGAATTTGGTATCACGCTTGATACTTCCTTGCCTAAACAGCAAGCAATTAACAAAGCGATGGATGAACTTTCTGCTAAGACTAAAGGTGATAATGCCGCTTGGCTTAAAACTTTTCCCGGACAGTTAAGTGTTATTAGTGCTGAGTTTGAAAAAATAACTGCAAGCGTTGGAAAATCTTTAGTTCCAGTTTTAGAAAAATTAGGAAAAATAATAGGCGGCATTATTAAATTTTTCAAAGATAACGCTGATGCTCTTAAAGCGTTAACTGTTGTTGTAGGAGTAGGCGTTGCTCTTTGGAAAAGTTACGAAATAACTATTCTTGCTGTTAACGCAGTTCAAAAAATACAAATTGCATTAGCCCTTGCAAGCGCAGAGGGAATTGGTGCTATGAAAGCAGCACAACTACTTCTTAATGATGCTATGCGTGCTAATGCTATTGGTTTAATTGTTACGGCTCTTATGGCTGTCGGAGCCGCATTTATTTGGGCTTGGAACCACAGCGAAACTTTTAGAAAAGTAGTTGTTACTGGATTACAAATTGTTATTGACGCGTTTGGTTATTTAGTTGGGGCTATTGGGACTGCCTTCAAGTTAATGAGCCACCTTCCTGTTATTGGTGGAATGTTTAAGGGTATTTCAAAAGCCATTGACGAAGGCGCAAATAGTATTCGCAAATTTAGCGATGGTTTAGACAAACTAAAAACCAAAAAAGATGCTATTGAAAAGCCAAGCACTTCCACTACAGATACAAACCCATTTGCTTTAGATAGTTATACGGGCGCGGTTAAAAAACCAAAAGTTGACCCAAACATTAAAAAACTTCAAGATGATAACAAAAAACTTGAAGGCTATTACAAAGATATGAATACGGTTGTTTCAGATTATCTTGATGCTCGAAATAAACTTGTAGAGGAAAAAAATTCAAGAGATTCTGCCGCTCAGGCTTCTTTTAATGAAGCACAATATCAAGCAGACCGCACTTTTAATGATGATAAATTTAAGTTAGATAGAGACAGTAATCAAAAACTTTCTAATCTTTATCGTTCTTTTAATGAAGCAAATGCGGCATCTCAACAAACTTATGACGATGCAATGGCTACTGCTAAAAAGAATAATAATGAAGCGTTATTCAAAATACAAAGAAGTTATGATGATGCGGTAACTGCCGCAACGCAACAAGCCGCAGATAAACGTCAATCTATTATTCAAAAGTCAATAGATATGTTGACAGGTGCTTTTGCTAACGCTACTGGTTTTGATATTGGAAGCGTATTTGCAAGTATGCTTCCTAAAGATAACAAAGCAATTACTAACGCTTTATTTAATCAAGTTAAAGATGGTGTTAAGGCTTCTACTTCTTGGTGGGGTACTTCACAAGAAACTGGAATTAGTGGGCTATTAGATAAACTTAAAGCGCAATTAACTGGTGCAAAAACTTTAGCGGATGATGCGGCAAAATTAGCCGCACAAGGATATTCGCAAACTTTTATTCAAGAAGTAGTTGCGCAAGGACCAGACGTAGGCGGACAACTTGCTCAATCTATTCTTGGCGCGACTCCTGAAACGCAAGCACAATTACAAAGTTTATATGGTCAAGTCAAAGACGTATCCGAAAATGGTATGACTGCGCTCGCTACGCAAATGAGCGATAGTACGCATCTTGCTACTAAGGCTTTGACTGATGAATATGCACAAGTCGCTATTGAATTACAAAAATCTTTATCTGATGCTAATAAAACAATGGAAACTGCTAAAGCAGACCAGTTAACTAAATTTACAGACGAACAAGCAAACGCCTTAAAAACTCTTAACGAATCAAAGGCTAGAGCGCAACAAACGCTTGACGACGCATTAAAAGATGAAGCAATAAGTTACGCAAATTCTTTGTTTGATATGAATACAAATCATAAGAACGCTATGCGCGATGCAAATAAAGCATTACAAGATGCCATTACTGCTTCTCAAACTCAATTCAATAAAGATGTTGATACATTAGCCGCAGATACTAAAAAGAAGTTAGATGCTTTGCTTGCCCAAATTCAAGCAGTTGCGGCAGCGATGGCGGCACTTGGCGGTGGATTTGGTGGCGGTTCAGTTGGTCCAGTAAAACCACCAATTAGAAAAGTTGTAACTACTCTTAGACACAAAGATGGAAGTGTCACAACTTATTACAGCGATGGAACAACAGAAACTACAACGCCACCTGCCGTTGTTGCGCCAATAACTTTACCTAATGGTGCGGTATCAAATCCTGGGGGCAAATTTGTTCCTGCTGCTGGAGCACCGCAAATTGTTATTAACCAAGACATTACAAATACAGGAACAGATACTTCTGCAACAACCGCCGCAACTCTTGCCGCATTAAAATATGGAAGTCCTCTTGCTGGAACGACAAGCGCGGTAGGTAACTAATGACAACCGTAACTTCATTAAATAACTATTCATTTGCGTTTAACGGATTTGTATTTGGCGGTGGTTCTAGCCCATATCAAATTCTTAATGTTGACGGATTAGAAGCGTTACCTGCAATTAGAAATCAAGATGACAATCGTGGTTATTTTGACGGTATGTTTTCAGGCAGAGATTTTCTTGGCGGAAGAACGATTACTATGACAATTCTTAGTCTTAGCGGTAATGGTTATTCAGCGCAATATAACTATAACCTTTTGCAACAAGCGTTACAGCCTCAACAAACAGGAACAACAACTTTACAATTTCAATTAAGCGTTGCAGGAACTTTGCAATTTGTTAATGCTCGCGTTCGTGCAAATATGACTACCATTGACCCTGAATATACATACGGTTACATTAAATCTTCTTTTACTTTCTTTTGTCCTGACCCTTGTTATTACGATAACGCTATTAACACTACAAGCCTTTTGGTTACTACTCCTTTGGGTCGTGGTTATGATAGAACTTATAACGTTACATATGGCGGTGGAACTCAAACTGGTTCTGGTTCTGTTATAAATCAAGGGTGGGCTAACTCTTATCCAAATATTGTTATAACTGGACCAGCAACAAACCCTACGGTTGGAAATTTAACAACAGGAAACTACATAACGTTGAACTACACTATGACTTCTACTGACGTCATAAATATCAACTTGCAAGATAGAACAGTTTTGCTTAATGGAAACCCTGCACGAAATCTTTTAGCAAATACAAGCACTTGGTTCAATGCCCCACCGGGAACATCGCAGTATTATTTCACAGCGACAGGAACGGTAGCAGGAGCAGGTGCAGTTGTAACTTGGTACAATGCTTATATCTAAGGAGATGAAATGGCTTTAAGGACACCACCAAGTTGGTTACAGCAAGGTTCGCACCCTGCTGAAAATGACCGACTCACAGCACAGGCTCTTTGGAAAACTACTGGAATTGTTAACTCTACTGATTTATTAGTTACGCAATCTGTAACTCCTGCTATGACGGTTTCTGTTGCCGCAGGTTACGCAGTAATCATTGGAACTACGCAAACCAATATGGGCGCGTATATGGCTTATAACGATGGAGCAACAACTTTATCGTTAACAACAGCCAACCCAACGCTTCCTAGAATTGACCGCGTTGTAATGACTATCAACGATGCGTATTACACAGGTTCTCTTAATAGCGTTGTTTTTGCAGTAATCGCTGGAGTTGCTAACGCTTCTCCTGTTGCTCCTGCTGTTCCTGCAAACTCTATTTCTCTTTGTACTATTGCAGTTGCCGCTAACGCAGTTTCTATTGTTAATACAAATATAACCGATACACGTGTTACAACTATTACTTCTGTTGGTCTTAACTCATCTAGTTCATATACAGTTGCAGGATTAACTTCAACGGGCAACATTCTTCAAACAGGAACAAACTCAATAGGTTCGTTGCCTGATACACTAATGGCAATTCTGATGGGAGCAATGTAATGGCAACGACACCTACAATTCTTTTTCGTGGTGCGGCAACGACTACAACTACAACGGTTCTTTATACCGTTCCTGCTTCTACAACAACTATCGTTTCTAATATTGCCGTAACTAATACAGGTTCTTCTGCTTATACATTTACATTGGCTATGGGTACTGCTGGAACTCCTACGCCTCTTGCTACAGCAGTTTCAGTTGCCGCAAACTCAACTACTTTTATTGACTTGAAACAAGTTCTTACAACCACTATGACTATTACTGGTGGTGCTTCTAACGTTGCACTTTCGTTCCATATTTCTGGCATTCAGATTGTCTAAGGAGTAATTAAATGGCTGCATCAACTATTCCTGCTTCTTCTTCTGGTGGCGGTAACGGAAACCTTGTAGAAAATGCTTCTACTCCAGTTTTTTCTATTTCTTTTGCCGGAACTGCTACTCTTTTTCTTACTCCTAACCAAGCAATAAATATTTCAGCAGGAACGTATAAAATTTATTCAGCGTTTAGTACAACAAATATTTCTAACGTTTCTCAAATTAGAATTGGTTATGGTCATACAAAAGAACCTCAGTATTTTGTTCAGCCTTTGGGTGTTACATATAATTTGGGCGTTGATTCAATTTATACACAAACGCTTACTGCAACTTCCGCAGTTGATTTCATAAAAGATTCTGCGTATTCGCAGACTAGTTATGGTTTAACCACATCATCATTACCAAATTACGTTTCTTATTATGCTAATGGATACTTTTTTATACCTGACCAAGTAGGAGGAAACGTACGTGTGTATTACGTAGCCGCACCTCTCGTAAGTGGTTCCAATCTTTCTGCTGGCGGAACAACTCCTGCCGCGTGTTACGGAATGATATATGGAAATGGAACTTATGTTGCTTTGCATAGCGGGGTGACAAATTCAGTTTCTACTTCTACTTCTCCAGCAACTAACTTTACGACTGTTGCTATTGCAGGTATGACAGGACAAGCACGCGCAGGAGCATATTCAACTGCTGCGGCTTTATTTGTTATTGGTGATTCAAGCGGAAACGTATTTTCATCTCCTACTGGCGGTGCTGGTACTTGGACAAGCAGACTTTCTACTGCTGTTTTAATAGGTCAAATTTATGCACCGCCATCTGGAACATATAGATTTATTATGGGCGGTGGTTTAAATGCTTATGTTTCTACTGATGGAATTTCTTGGATTACTCGAACAGTAACTACTACTAACTATGCTGTTGCAGGTGTAACTATGTGGGGAACGTATTATCACGCGCTTGCGTACAATTCTATTGCAACTGCTGGGCAGTCTTATTACTCGACAGATACGGTTACTTGGACTGCTGGCGGTTTTCCATTTAACGGTAGCAGCGCCAGTTATTTCTTGAATAGTCCCGGTGTTGCTAACCCAATGTTTCAATATATTTCTTGGGGTGGAATGACCAATGCTTATGGTTATTATTCTCAAACTTCATCGCCTCAACAAGTTTCGATTCTGAATGGAACTTCAAATAGTTCAGTCTCTTATGGAACTTGTGGAACTGATGGTTATTATGGTTGGGTTGCGGCTTCGTCACCTTCTGGTGGAGTTACTCCTATAACTGGTTATGTTACTTATCCAACTGCATATACTCCATTCAAAGCGTATTTTCATTTAGACCCAACAACAACATACTCAGTATAAGAAAGGCAAAAATGGAAGGCAAAGAAAAGCAAGAAATTGGTTTATGTATTTTAGTTCCTGGAGAAACGTTTGATGTTAATTTTGTACAATCGTTTGCTGACACTCTTGGAATTCTTATTAGTAAAGGTGTATCAGTAGCATTTCGTTTTGCTTCTTCTGCCGTTTTGCCGCATCTTCGGAATAACCTTATTTCGGGTGGAGATGAAAGACAATTCACGTATGGGATTCCTTTTTACACAATGCCGTATAAGCCTAAAAAGATTTTGTTTTTAGATTCAGATATTCTTTTTTCTGCTGAAAATGTATTGAAACTTTTTGATTCTGAGGAAGATATTATTAGTGGTTGGTATCTTCGTAAAGAAGGTTTTCCTGTTGCTATGAAACATCAAAAAAATGGCGAATATCAAAAACTTTATATGCCTTATACATTAGAAGAATTAGAAGGTACTGATTTGATGGAAATTGGCACAAACGGAATGGGTTTTGTTTGTGTTACTTATGAAGTGTTAGAAAAAATTGGTTATCCTTGGTTTAAGTTTGAAGAAAATCCATCTAACGATGGTGGATTTACATTTCCACCTCTTAGCGGTGAAGACATTTGGTTTTTTAATCGCGCAAGAGAAGAAGGTTTCAAGGTAATGTTAGACCCAACAATTCACGTAGGACATTTAAAAACAGTTCCGTTAGGAGTAAACCGTGAGCAAAACAAGTAAGCCTGTTTATACATATACGATTGACGAAACCGATACTGTTGAAATTTGGTCAGACCAAGTAGTTGAAGGACCAATCTATCGTCAGCATCGTTCGGATAAATTTGCAGAAGAAGAAAACCCAAATTCAGGTTATCGTGATTGGCTTGACCGTGATGAAGCAGAGCAATGGGCAAAAGACACTATTGCTAACTTGCCTTAATTAGAAAGGTTGGCAAATGGCTCAATATCGTTATCTGTTTGCCGACCTTTTAAGCAATCAGATTATTGCAGAACTTCCTTTAACTGGTGTTAATTTTACGCAACAATTAAATACGTCTGGAACTCTTACAGGGCATTTACTTCTTTCAGGTATTAACGCTAATACTATGAACGTTGCCGCTGGAACTATTCCTGTTCGTACCGCTATTTATGTTGACCGCGATGGCGTTCTTGTGTGGGGCGGAATTATTTGGTTTCGTGATTATAATTCTGGCACGCAAACGCTTCATATAAGCGCAAGAGAATTTGAAAGTTATTTTGAACATAGATTTATCACTACTACTCAAGTTTTTACTAACGTTGACCAATTAACAGTTATTCAAACCATATTTAATGCGGCTCAAAGTGTTACTAATGGAAACGTAGGTTTAATAGTTCCTACAAATACTTCTGGTGTACTTATTAGTAAAACATATTATTCTTATGAATTGAAATCTGTATTTAGCGCATTACAAGATTTATCTAAATCAGGTCAAGGGTTTGATTTTAATATTAGAGTTTCTTACGATTCAAACGGAAATCCAACTAAAAATTTGAATCTTGCTTATCCGCGTTACGGGGAAGTTTATTCAAATACAAATTCTACTATTTCTGTATTAACACTTCCCGGAAACATACTTGAATATACATATCCAGAAGATGGTTCTCTTGTTGCAAATACAATGTACGCGGTAGGTGCTGGAAGTAATGAAGGCAAATTGATTTCTACTGCTACTGATACAACTAAATTATCTGACGGTTGGCCGTTACTTGAATTACAAGCAAATTACGCAGATATAACAGATGGGGCTTTATTAGGAAATCTTGCGGCAGGGCAAGTAGCGGCAGTTTCATATCCGCCAACTACAATGCAAATAACAATACCTACTTATATTGACCCTGTATTTGGAACGTATGAAGTTGGCGATGATATTCGCGTCATAATTAAAGATGATAGATTTCCATTAGGGCTTGATACAATTTATCGCCTTGTTGCATACAACGTAACCGTAGGTGAAAGTGGACCAGAAAGAGTTACCTTGACACTAGCGATAAGTAATTACTAATGGGTTTTATAAACATTCCACCTAATCTCAAAGATATTTTTGATGGTATTTATACGCGCCTTCTTAAATTGGAAACTACGCAACGATTTACTGCACCTAACGTTACTTCCGACCCAACTGCTTTTCGTAATGGTGATGAGTGGCTTAATACAACAAGTAACGTATTCAAAAGAGTTGATGCTACTGGAGTTGTTCACGGTTCTACTGGTGCTTATTTTGTTTCCGCAAGATATACAGCAGCAACTCCTTGTACGCAAGGAAATGATGTTATTTGGGATTCCGTTGAAAACAATGCGTCAGGTGCTTATAATGCAACTAACGGAAGATTCACAGCCCCTATTGCTGGAACGTATTATTTCAAAGCGCACGGTTTATTTGCTAACGCCGATGCTGGAGATATGCGTATGGCTATTTATAAAAATGGTGGAACGTATGCAATTAGAACTATTTGTTACAAAGTTGCTTCAACGTGGTTGACGTATCACGTATTAGGAAGCGTTGTAATGGCGGCAGGAGATTACGTAACAATTAGATATGAACAAGGACCAACTGCTCTTTATGGAGATTCTGGATATAACGGATTTCAATGCTGGCTTGTGTCATAATTAACTAACTGTTTTCATATCCGAAAGGTGCAATCTTTATGTTGTCTAATGCCGCTAACTGGGTTCAAGTATCTTTAGGTATTTTTACTTTTTTAGGAATTATTTATGCAGGTTTCAAGTTTTGGTTTAGCCTAAAAGCAAAGTTAGATAACATAGAAAATTATACGTATAAGCGCAACGGTGGCGGTTCAATAATGGATAGCCTTGTAAGAATAGAAGCAAGAAACGAAAGACAAGATGTTGCGTTACAAGAAAATACAAGATTAACTTTAGAAACAGTTAAGGCTTTATCTGAATTACAAGGCAGATTTAATAATCATTTGGAAGAGAGAATTAAATGACTTATTCATTTATTCAAGCAACTCATTACACCAAAGGTCGTAGCGGTAGAACGCCAAGAATGATTGCGCTTCACACTATGGAAACGCCTGAAACAAATGGACGCGCTAAACAAGTTGCTAATTGGTTTGCTGGACCAACCGCGCCACAAGCGAGCGCGCATTATTGCGTAGATAACACTTCAATATTTCAAACTGTTAAAAATGAAGATACCGCTTGGGCGGTAGATGATTTTGATATGAACCAACAAAGTATCTCTATTGAACTTGCAGGACAGGCTTCTCAAACTGCCGCACAATGGCACGATGCTTATAGCAAAAATGAATTAACTCATCTTATTGAACTTGCTAAAGAGTTATGTAAAGAGTATGCAATACCGCCTGTTCATCTTACGTCTGCACAAATTCTTGACGGTAAGAGCAAAGGCTTTGTTTATCATTACGATATTACAGTTGCAAAAAAGATTGCTGGTGGTCATACCGACCCTGGCAAAAACTTTCCGCTATCAGAATTTTTAATTGGAGTAAGTAAATGAAAGTTCAATTAGTTAATCAAGCAGGAATAGCGGATAATGATTTTCACACTCTTGTTACCGCCGCAGATTATTTTGCAAGCCTAGTTACAAAAGCGTGGAATACTTCTGCATTAACCGTTACTGCTGAGGCTGGCGATTGGGTTATTTATGTAACTGATTCAAACCGCCAACTTGGTGCGGCTGGTTATCATAAAGTAGTTGCAGGAAAACCAATTGGTTATGTATCTCCTAAAGCAAGCGGAACAAAAATGTTTGGAGAATATACGCCTTCCAAATACTTAAAGTCAATTAAAAAAACAATCGCAGAACGTTACGTATCTGGTTTAATTACTGTTATTTGTCACGAACTTGCGGAAATGATTTGCGACCCTGTAATTCAAACGTATTCAAAACAAGATGCGTTAGGTAGAACTTGGTTAATTGAAGTTGGTGACCACGCTTTTGGCGGATACTTTAATAAAACTTTTTACAATCAAGTTTGCGTATTTCCAGATATTACAACTCCAGCCTTTTATGACCTTAAAGGCAAAGCACCCTTTTCTATTGCCAATCTTTTAACAGCGCCTTTTATAATGAGTACAAAAGGATATGGTTATTATAAAAATGCTAATGGTGTATTGGTGAAATTATGACTGACGCACATTCTCAAAAATTAACTCTTAATTTAATTACTAACGTACCTGAACACCTAACGAAAGAGGAAAAATGAAACTATCTACAAAGCAGTTAGCAATTCTAAAGTCTTACATTCACGGTCTTGTTGTTGCCGTATTGCCTTTGGCGATTAACGGAGAAACAAATCTAAAATGGTACGGCGTTGCAGTTGTTACCGCAGTTGTTCTTCCAGCACTTCGCGCATTAGATAAAACAGATACCGCTTTTGGATTAGTAGCCGATGCAGTAGAAGCAAAGTTGCCAGTTAAACCAAAAGCATAGTAAGTTAGAAATACAACTTAATAGCGCAGATGCCTTACGGATGGGGAAGCCGTAAGGCATTTGGCATTTAACAAAGGTTACAAATATGGGTTATCAAGAAGGAAATTGTTCACGTGAACCTTTTCCACGCACGATAGATGACTTTATGGATGAGGCTGAAATTCAACCTATTTGAAAAGTTATCCACTATCATTATCCACAATGGAGGCAATCTATGGGACTGGCAGAAGCGTTACATAAAATGAATAAAAGTAAGCCCGAAATTTGCGCTTATCAAATTCTTTATTTAAGCCTTAACGATGATGACCGCAAAGCATTAGATAATGCTTGGGCTAATGATGTTCCTGCACGAGTTATTTTGCGAGCACTAAGAGCAGAGAACCATAAAACAAGTAACGAAGCCATATCCGCTCACAGGTCAGGAAATTGCCGATGCAAAAAAGAGTAGATAATATTTTGGAAGAACGCCAAGAAGAATACGGAAATGCCGCACAAAATTTTACTGATATTGGAATTATTTGGGGTGCGTTATTACGTATTGAACCAATACCTAATTATCAAGTAGCGTTAATGATGGATGCGCTTAAAACTGTTCGTTGTTTTAATAATCCAACGCATAAAGATTCTTGGTTTGATAAAGAAGGCTATACCGAACTTGGCTTAGAGATTGTATTTGCTAATGAGTCTTGAAAAGAAGCTGGCTGAGGAAGTAATTGCAGCAGACCCTCAAATAAATGAATTGCGTAAGGCTTTAATAAGTACGCAAAGACAATTAGCGCGTATTAAGAATCAACGCGAAGAAGTTACAATTGCTATTTCACAAGCGGTATATGAAGCGATGCTTGCTATGGGTCCAGTAGAACCAGTAAGCAAACCAATATTAAAACTTACAAAGGCTAAAGCGGAAGTTGCTTTGATTCACGCTACTGATTGGCAAGGTTCAAAAGTAACTACAAGTTACAACTCTGAGGTAATGAAAAAGCGCGTTATGGAGTTTGCTGAAAAAGCCGTAAAGATTACTGAGATACATAGGCAAGACCATCCGATTAAAGAATGCGTTGTTATGTTTGGTGGCGATATGGTTGAAGGTTTATTTAATTACCCTGCGCAACTTTGGGAAGTTGACGCCAGTTTATTTGAGCAGTACACAATCGTTTCTCGTTTAATGGTTGATTTCATTCGTTACATACTTACTAAGTTTGACAAAGTAACTGTAATTGCCGAATGGGGAAATCACGGAAGAATTGGAAGCAAACGCGACCACGTTCCAAAGGGAGATAACTTTGACCGAATGTGTTACGAACTTGCACGTCAATTACTTTCTACTGAAAAACGTTTGACTTGGGAAGATTGCCCAGAAGATATTCAAAAAGTTGAAATAGGAAACTATCGTGCTTTGTTAATGCACGGCGATGAAGTTGGCCGCGCAGGATTTGCTTCTCCTTCTGCGTGGCAAGCCGCAGGTAATCGTTGGAAGGCTGGTTCATTTAAGTGGCACTTCCAAGATATTTATTTAGGTCATTATCATCGCTTTGCACAAGAACCAATGTCAGACCAAACTGGAAGTATTTATTGGACTGGAAGTATTGAATCAGACAATCGTTATGCTAGAGATTCAATGGCGGTTAGTGGAGTTCCTTCTCAAAGACTTCATTTCATTGAC